TAAATCCCTTTCAATTGGATTGAACATCAGCGCGAACCATTCGCCGCCGATAGGAACAGATTGCACCATATAGCAGCGCATTGCAATAGATAGGCCCCAGACTTGTTAGGCGATAGACCAACAGACGCGCCGAATTGGGCCAGAACCGCCCGAAATCGCGCCAACCAGACCCCCACCGCCCCCCACCCCCCTTGCTCGACGCGGCAACCGACACCGCTATAGTATTACTATTCCACACAAATCACTGCTATTTGTAGTACATTTCACCATTTAGCAGTACATTACACCCCCTCCCCCATCATTTTCGGCCCAGCCAGACCCCACCCCCAACCCAAGCCCCCCTTCTCCAACTAGGGACTCCCAAAACGTACAAAGCGGGGCTATACTACAAAAATCTGCGCGTAGCGCTGCACAAGAGGTGACACATGCTGGAGCTCCCCATCGACGAGGCCATGCCCGACTCGAACAAAGATTCAAACGAAGGGTACATGACCACCCTAGAGGCCGCTGCAAACACCGCCCGGCTCCTCGAAGCAGCGGGCTTGGACATCACATTCGGCGACGCTGACCTCGATGATGCCGCTGAGACGGCTCGACAGGCTGCACGTGCACCCACATCGCTGCAAACCAAGGCCGCAAGGCACTCCATAACCAAGAAAACACCGGCTGCCCTGCTCCTCACGGAGAAAATCCTGAACGACTACGGCCACAAGATCGTCGAAGAGGCCGCTCAGGTGCGTCATATGGTGGTCAACAAGCTGATTCAGGAGACTGAGAACCCTGATGCTCGCATCCGGGTGAAGGCCCTCGAGCTCCTCGGCAAGGTTTCCGACGTCGGATTGTTCACAGACAAGCAAGAAATCACCGTCACACACCAGACGAGTGCCGATTTGCGCGACAGACTGCGCCAGAAGCTCGAAAAGATGGTGCGGGACGTCACTCCGGCGGAGGAAACCCTCGTGGAAGACGCAGAAGTGGTCGTGGACCACGAGGAGGAGGGCTCCAATGACTGAGGTTGTCAAGTTTTACCCCAAGGACGCCGCCAAAAACGCCGACAACGTGCTGGAGCAGGCGATGGGAGTCTACGATCAGGTGCTCGTCATCGGTTGGCGCAAGGATGAGGAGGGGACGATGGACGCCCGGGCGACTCTCGGCCTCAAAGACGGTGCAGACTGCCTGTGGCTGATCGAGAAGTTCAAGTTCAACCTGCTGGCCGGGGCATACCAAGGGGAACCCGAAGACGATGAATGACATTGGCTTCGACAAACGTGAACTTGAGACTCTCCTGCAGAACGTCGATGCCTTGGACGACGCCGAGATCATCGAAGTCGAGCGCATGCTCGAGGAATTGGACAAACGTGCCCGGCTCAAGGCTGCAAAAGACGACCTGATCGCGTTCTGCCAGTGGATGGACCCCAATTATAAGGTCGGAAGGCACCACAGACTGCTGGCTGACCAGCTGATGGCGGTTGAAAGAGGGGAAAAAGACCGGGTGTGCGTCAACATCCCGCCTCGCCACGGCAAGTCTCAGCTCGTGTCCACCTACTATCCGGCATGGTTCATCGGCAGAAACGCCGGGAAGAAGGTCATGCTGGTGTCCCACACCGCCGATTTGGCTGTGGATTTTGGGCGGAAGGTGCGGAACATCATCGACTCTGAGCCCTACCAGCAGGTGTTTCCGAACCTCTCCCTCGCCTCGGACAGTAAGTCTGCGGGGCGGTGGAACACATCGACGGGGTGTGAGTTCTACGCCACGGGTGTTGGCTCGGCTCTCGCGGGCCGCGGTGCTGACTTGCTCTTGGTTGACGACCCCCACTCCGAACAGGACGTGCTGAATGGTAACTTCTCGGCCTTCGACAAAGCCTACGACTGGTTTGCGTTCGGGGCCCGGACGCGTCTGATGCCCAGAGGGCGCGTGGCAATCGTGCACACACGGTGGCACGCAAACGACATGACGGGGCGGCTGATTCAGGACATGGCCAACAACGAGGGGTCCGATCAGTACGAGATCGTGGAGTACCCGGCGATCCTAGAGGTCGAGGACAAGGTCACGGGCGAGCTCGTGCAGAAGGCCCTGTGGCCTGAGTTCTTCGACCTGCCAGCGCTGCTGCGGACAAAGGCGTCAATGCCGGTGTTCCAGTGGAACGCGCAGTACCAGCAGAACCCCACGGGCGAGGAAGCGTCAATAATCAAGCGGGACTGGTGGAGACTGTGGCCGGACGAGGACCCACCGGCGGTCGAGTACATTATAATGGCCCTCGACGCCGCGGCAGAGGCTAACAACCGGGCTGACTTCACGTCGCTGACCACATGGGGTGTGTTCTTCAATGAAGAGGAGAACATGCACCAGATCATCCTGCTGAACGCCATAAAGCGGCGCATGGAGTTCCCAGAGCTCAAGCAGCTGTCGATGGAGGAGTATCGGGAGTGGGAGCCTGATGCGTTCATCGTAGAAAAGAAGAGCTCCGGCACACCCCTGTATCAGGAGATGAGGCGGGCTGGGGTCATGGTGCAGGAGTACACGCCTGTGCGGGGCACGGCTAACAACCCGAACAGCAAGATGGCGCGTCTGAACTCGGTGTCGGACATCATCTCATCAGGGCTTGTCTGGGTGCCGCCGAAACGGTGGGCGGAGGAGCTGGTCGAAGAAGTTGCCGGGTTCCCCTTCGCACCAAACGACGACCAAGTGGACACCACGATCATGGCGCTCATGCGGTTCCGGCAGGGCGGGTTCATCAAGCTGCCGACCGACGAGCAGGACGAGGAGCTGCCGTATAGGAGGAAAGTGGACTACTACTAGTTTTTGAGGTAAGGTTCGCGAAACCGCCACAAGGGAGGCCGTCATGGCACCGAAGACCGCAGGTAAGCCAAGCACGACTGGCAGAAAACCATCGACCGTAAAATCAACATACAAGACCACAGCTGGGTCGCAACAGTACGTGCGAGGGGCCACGGCAGACGAACGTAGCGATACGCTGTTCAAGGCGCAGAAAACCGCCCTGCGACAGCCGAGGTTTAACAAGGCGTTGTCCGATAGTTTGAGTGCCGCAAGTTCCGCGGAGAACTCACGGACAATCAAAGGTATTACCGGGGAAAAGAGGGCCGCGGCTCCCGATTCGACCGTGAAAATGTACGACCGCTTTGAGAAGCAGGACATGGCAAGGGCGCGTAAGGCGCTGGCAAAAAAGAAATCCAAGTAGACTTACGACCAAAGTCGTGCTACAAAATTCTTATCGCGTTTCTCCAGACGCGGTGCTCCTTTGGGTGTATCGATCTTGGCCCGGCGTTTTCTCCCCGCCGGGCCATTTTCTGTTGTAGGTCATGCAGCGACCAGTTAAAACCAATGGCGAGGGGCGCACACAGGCTTTGTGTTGGTCGAGAATCAGACTGCGCTACGGCTCATTTTCACCAAAGCGCCCCTCGCGACTCCACATTGCTAGGTTTAACACCACGTGCTAAGGTCTCTCCGAGACCTACAGGGGATATGCCATGGCAATCGAGAAGCCGATGACGCCGTTCGAGCTCGGACCGGGAGAAGAACCGGAGATCGAGGTGGCCATTGCCACTGATGAAGAGCCGTCAATCGAGATCGACGCAGACACGGGCGAAGTGACAATCGACTTCGGTGAAGGCGAGGACGATGATGAGGCCGATTCCACGGCCCACGATGCCAACCTCGCCGAAAGCATTGACGATGGGGAGCTCGAGAGCATCGCCAGTGATCTGGTCGGCTCCTTCATGTCCGACCGTGAAAGCCGCAAAGACTGGGCCTCAGCCTACATCGCCGGTCTTGATTTGCTGGGTATGAAGATCGAGGACCGCACGCAGCCGTGGGAAGGTGCCTCCGGGGTGTACCACCCGATGCTGACAGAGGCCGTGGTGCGGTTCCAAGCGCAGGCAATGAGCGAGCTGATGCCCGCCAGCGGGCCTGTACGCACAAAAATCATGGGTAAACTGACGCCGGAGAAGGCAGATCAGGCCAACCGCGTCCAGAACGAGATGAACTACCTCATCACTGAGGAGATGCCCGAGTATCGTGACGAGCTGGAGCTGATGCTGTTCCGGCTGCCGTTGGCGGGTTCAGCGTTCAAAAAGACCTATTATGACCCCATTTTGGAGCGTCCGGCGTCGGTTTTTGTCCCCGCCGAGGACTTCGTGGTGTCTTACGGTGCCTCTAACCTCCGCGTCTGCCCGCGCTTCACGCATGTGATGAAGAAAACGGACAACGAGGTCCGCGAGCTGCAGGTTGTGGGCTTCTACCGCGACGTCGAGCTGCCTGACGCCGAGAAAGACCTGACGGACATCGAGGAGAAGTACGCCGAGCTGGCTGGTGAGGAGCAGACTTACGAGGACGACCCGCGTCGCACGCTCTTGGAGATGCACGTGGACATCGACCTGCCGGAGCCCTTCGCTGATCCCGACGGCATCGCACGGCCATACGTCATCACCATCGACAAAACGTCTCGGATCGTGCTTGCAATCCGGCGCAATTGGAAGGAAGAAGACCCCAAGAAGCGCAAAATGATGCACTTCACCCACTACCCCTACTTGCCGGGGATGGGGTTCTACGGGACGGGCCTGATTCACTTGATCGGTGGTCTGGCCAAGTCTGCCACGTCAATCCTGCGCCAGCTGATCGACGCGGGTACACTTTCTAACCTGCCAGCTGGTCTAAAGTCGCGCTCGCTGCGTATCAAAGGTGACAACACTCCGCTCATGCCCGGTGAATGGCGTGACGCTGACGTGTCGGGTTCGACGCTCCGTGAGAGCCTGTTCCCGATGCCATACAAGGAGCCGTCGGGCGTTCTGTACACCCTGCTGGGCAACGTCGTCGAGGAAGGCCGTCGCATCGGCTCCGTGGCTGATATCCAAGTGGGGGACATGAGCGCAAACGCCCCGGTGGGCACCACGCTGGCCCTGCTCGAGCGCAGCCTCAAGGTCATGTCGGGCGTCCAAGCCCGCCTGCACGCAGCCATGAAACACGAGTTGCGCATTCTCGCGCGGATCATCCACGACCACATGCCTGCCGAGTATGCTTACGAGATGGACGGCGACTTCAACCGGATCGAGGACTTCGACGGTCGGGTTGACGTGATTCCGGTGTCCGACCCCAACGCGGCCACTATGGCGCAGCGGATCATGCAGTATCAGGCGGCTCTCCAGCTGTCTCAGCAGGCTCCGCAGCTCTATGATATGGGTAAACTGCACCAGCAGATGCTCGAGGTGTTGGGTATCCAAGACGCTGGCGACATCATCAAGCTGCCGGAAGACATCAAGCCAATGGACCCGGTCGCCGAGAACATGGCGCTGCTGCAGCAGACGCCGGTCAAGGCGTTCCTGTACCAAGACCACGAGGCGCACATTGCTGCCCACATGGCCGCGATGCAGGACCCGAAGATCGCGCAGATGGTCGGCCAGTCGCCGTTCGCAGGGGCTATTCAGGCCGCTGCCATGGCTCACGTCACCGAGCACCTCGCCTACCAGTATCGCAAAGAGATCGAGCTGACTCTGGGCGTACCGCTGCCGCCCGAGGGTGAGCCGCTACCGGAGGATGTTGAGGTCCAGCTGTCGCGTGCTGTGGCACAGGCCGCTGCTAAGCTCTTCAACAAGAACGTGGCTGAGGCGCAGGCCGCACAGGCTCAGCAGCAGGCGCAGGACCCGCTGACGATCATCCAGATGAAGGAAATCGAGCTCAAAGAGCGCGAGCTGGACCACAAGATCGACATCGACAACAAGAAGCTGCAGGTCAGCGCCGCCACGCAGGCTGGGAACCTC